TGTAATATCTTCAGTTCTGATTTTTGTTCTAGCCATTTGTTATTTCCATTTATTATTAACGGTTAAACGGTGACCCATTCAGGAGCAGTGGCTCCAGAATTCATCTTTAAAGTCTGACTGCCAGAACCTTTTGGTAATCTTACCCAGTCTGTTCCGTTATAATACATTATATCTCCTTCTGTATCAGAACCCAAAGCAATCTTAGTACCAGTTACTGCATTATTAGCCAGTTGGTCTGTATCTACTGAGCCTTGCGCGGGAGTTACTGTAGTGCCTACATCATTAATGCCAATCACTTCCAACAAATCAGAAGAACTCAATGCAGCATCAAGAGTTAGCGTAGTTCCAGAAACAGTATAATTATTTTGTTGCTTAACGCCGTTAATCGTAACAATCAAGGATTGCTCACTTGGCGCTGTCCACGTTAATGTATGCGTAGCAGAAGTAGAGGAGGTAATGTCAATCCTTCTGATATCGCTTTCTTTTAATTCTACAGTTCCTAGATAGGCCATTATGTTATCTCTAATATTCCAATTACAGTTTCAAGATCACTGTTAGCACTTGCCGTCATATGAATATCACCAGTCGCTTCTAAGTCTACGGGCTTATCCAATACTAAAGAAGAACCTGCTGGAACTTGAACTCCTTTGGCAACATAATAATATGTATCTCCAGAAGTTGCTCTTGCCTTTATATCCACATTAGCCGCGTTAGTTCCATCAATATTACTTATATAAACAGAATGCAAGATAGATGTCGTTGCTGCTGGAGCAGTATATACTGCTGCTCCACTTGTAGTTAATGCCGCCCCTTGGTTTTTAAATGTATTTGCCATGTTAACCTCCCAACGCAATAGCCATCGCTATTGCCGTTCCTGCAGGATCACCAGCAGCGGCCCAAGTAGCATCTGTACCATCGTTACTTAAAACCATCGTTACTTAAAACCTTATCAGTTTGCCCAGACATATTAGGCATAATTGCAGTGGTGGAAGTGCTTGGGAAGGAATTTTGAAGTACGGTTTTCAACATTTGCAAGTGATCGTCGCCTTGTGATACTGGGTCTGAAGTAGTAGGATTTGTTGGAACGAGTTGCGTAATCCAATCAGCGCTCTCTAATGCCATGATCTTTCTCCTATGCTAACTCAAATATGCCAGTGGCACTTGGTGTAACAGTAAGCGTGTTATCTTCGGCCAGAGTAAACTGGTCCGTAGTCAACTTTGACATACACACCAACGCTCCACCTGATTTATAAATAACCGCGTATTTAACATTTGGTATCGTGCCTCCCGTAGCAGTCCATACGACCGCTGTAGAGTCGAAACGATATTTATCAGTAGCAACAGAAGCCCAAGTTCTACTAGTAACAGAAGCTCCCCCTGTGGCGTACCCATTACCATTAGCCACTTCGCTTCCTATAGATGCATATGTGGATAAAGTCTGATCGTTTGCGTTGGTGCTTGCCGCGCTCGTGTGCAAAGATATCTGAAATCCATCTGACGTTCCAGCCAAATCCCACGCAGTAGCTCCCCCCATATTTTCTCTAAATGAATTAAAAAATGCCCATGCAGTAGCCGCCATTTTAGTTTACCTCCTCCTTTCTTTTTAATGAATCTGGATTTTTAATGATGTGGGATATTAAACCGTTACCATGAACAGCCAGATCATAATGTTCTCCAGTACCTTCGATCATTTGAACGAATTCCCTTGCCTGATGATAATGAGCGGGAGTACATCTAAACTCCCTTCCAGATAATCTAATATTCAAAATTTGTTCTTTATCGTTCTCTGGTTGCTTATAAGCATGGTGATCACCCATAATACAACTGTCGAAACCATATATTTCTATTTTATGAAAACCAAGCATTCTAAGAACATGCACGGCTCTCAAAGTTACTGTAGCACCCCCCATTACTGGAAAATAATCTACATACCTTTTACCGTACTGCTCATCAAGCATTTCCTTACAATCGTCCTGACCTTCACAATGCCATATCCATACATTGTAACCTTCTAACTTATCAAAAACAGAAGGATGGCACTGAGAAGAAATCAAATACTTTACATCCTTGGATAATGGCTCAACAAAACGATTATTAAATTCCCTGCTATCTAACATTATCATAGCAGATACATCCAGTCCGCGATCTACACAATATTTATAAGACCCATTCACGGTAACAAGAGGCATTCCATTATTCCTCTTTTCCGAGAGATCATCGAAGGTATCGTTTAGAGAAGCACCGCCAACAGCCAGAGCAATTACCTTGTCCCACTGAGTTTCAAAAGGCTCTACTTGTGTAACCCCCCTCTGTATATTTTCTTTTACATATTCCCTTATTACAGCTGGATCGACATTTACAGAAGCCAAAATCTCAGGCACAGGGAAAAACTTTCTTTTAACCTCTACAGTTGGGGGATAAGATATAGCCTTACATTGTAACATTATGCTCCTTTGAATTCTATTCTTACCTCTAACCCATTAGCCGCAGTTCCTGTAGAAATTGCATCAATGTCAAATCTTATTACGTCTGCTGTAGAAACCTGATTATTATCTGTATCTACGACCGGAGCCGTCGCTGCAGTAGAAGAATCCGTTTCTCCAGAATCAACTGTAATAGCAGTAGTTAGCATATCTACCGCTTGAGTGAGGTTATGAATCATTACATCAGTAGTACCAGTAACTCCTGCTGTATAAACATGAGCACCAACCTTACCGGCTACACCGCTAAGATAAAGTCCATTTAATGTGGGTGGAACTGTAAATGCTGAGATACCATTTCCGATATATGTAGGAAGGTCATCTGGAACTACTTTAATTATTATAGTTCTATTCCAAAATGGACTATTTATTGGTGTAATCTTTTTAACCGCAGTAGCCGCCGTATCATAGAATGGAATAAAATCCGCAGTATTACTCATAACTGTATCAAGAGGAAGATTATTTACTGTGTCATCCTTACCGCTATTTAGATTATTGAAATTAGCATCCACTTGATCATGCGTCAATGGAGAACCTTTTCCCGATCTTGTAACAATAGTAACTGCCATAATTTAACTCCTAAGAATCCTCTACTCCCATAACATCATATTGCGCGTAACCAATCACCCAATAGTATGGTTCAACATAAGGTGTTATTCCATAAGGAAAAGCTCGTGGCATTTTTTCATAAAATTTTCTGCCACTTACCATCCTATAGGCAACTCTACGAGGCGGACCTTGACGACCCCCTCCATATCTAAATCTTCTTGCCATCAGTAAGATGCCTCCTTCTCTGGTTCCAAGTTTCTTCCTCTTCTTGGTATTGGAGGAGTCGCATCCATATCATATATCCTAGATAATGCATCTAAAAAATCTGGATGTACACTAGGAAATAAACAATACTCATTTTCCTTTACCCAATTAGAAAGATCGTATAATTTTCCTTCCTCGTTTTTACATAGTATCTTTTTAGAGTTTAGAAAATCTTGCTTCCTTTCTTTATAGTCTACTTGAGCGGACGTCAAATGATCCTTATTTGTTGGATAAGGAAAAAAGAATGAACCATCCTTTAAGTCTGGTTCTAGACGCTGTATCCTGTCTTTCTTAGATTGAGAACCCCCACCACCTACCCAGTTCAATTCATATATGGGAAATGAACTTCCTTCTATTCTCATCATCTCTTTAAAATGCTCTATGTCTGCTTGAGCCCCATACCTTTCATAACCCACCTTAACTTCCCTTATTCCTGGAGCTCTTTTCCATTTAGTCCTAAGCTTTTTAAGATGATCCCACCTTTCAGATAGAGATAATCTATGACATAACCCATCAAGTAAAAATTTATTATAATTTGCATCTACCCCCACTACAGCCATAGCTGTTCTATTGGATGTTTTTTTCTTAGAATGGGCTGGATCACACATCAGGTATACATTCATAGTATACGGTCTGACTTCCCACTCTTGCCACCATTCTTCTTTAAATGCTATATCAGAACCGGCTATGGGATTCAACAATTGCTGACAAGCTACAGTAAATGTGGATGTTGTCTTCTTTATTTCTTCCCATCTTTCATTAGTTAGAAAGACAGGTTCTCCATCCATCGTACCACTATAAGTTGCTGCGTGTATCCTTGGTTTTACAGCAGCTCTTTGTAGGATTGTACCATAAGTATCCCCATAAGAGTATCGAGTGCCAGCGTACTGA